GGGTCGGGGTCACTCGCGGGTCCACTCGCCGGTCAGGGTCAACACCGTTGCTCCCGGCACCCGGTCTTCGGAGCCGAGGAACTGCCACGTCACCCACCCGTCGGTGTCCACACGGCCGGAGATCGCGTAGTGGTCGCCGTTCGAGCGCCGGGCGAACCCGACCAGGCCGACGCCGGCCACGTTCGGCCGGTCCTGGGTGAACAGCCGGGCCATCCGCGCCTCGCCATCCGCCTGCGGGTTGTACCAGGCGCCGTTCCACACCATGACGAGGTTCAGGCGGCGGTCCTGGCCGCCGGGGCCCTCACGGACCAGGCGGGACTGCGGCCGGATGCCGAATGCCTCGCCGTTGACCTCACGGACGCTCGCACTCGTGAGCACCTCGCGCGCCCGCCACTCCTCGATCCAGTCCAAGGTCGTGCCGACGAAGTCACGCCGGTAGACGATGCTGCTGCGGGAAGCACGGGACCCGAGCGGCGCGCCAGTCGGCAGGGGTGCCTGCGCGGGGATGTCGTAGTTGTACGCGAGCCGGGGTCGCAGGTCCGTCACGATCGCCTGGTTCAGGGACTCGCCCTGGCGACGGCGCACCGCGTACAGCGGCAGGTCACGGATGCCGTCCTGGTCGTACGTCGCCGCGGGAACCGAGAGAGACCCCTCCGTGCCCGCGATGCGGAACAGGCGCACCGGGCCCGGCGCCGTCGTGAAGGACGACAGGTTCAGCCGGGCCACGATCAGGTCCGTACGGCCGTTCGTGCCGCCGCCCGACGACGCCGGGATGTCCACGGACTGCGAGGCGCCCTGGGCCACCTCCAGGCCGTAGCCGTCCACCACGAGGCGCGAGGGCTGCGTGGCCGAACCGAGCTCCGCAGTCGCGCCCTCGGCGGGCAGCGTCAGCCCGAACGAGGACCCGTCGGCATCGCTGATGACACCCGTCCGGCCGGCGAACGCGGCACGCCAGCCCCGGTCGGTGAAGTTCTCGTCGACCAGCGGCTCGGAGATCTGTACGTCCGCCATCAGCGGCTCCTCTCGATCATGGCGATCCGCTTGAGCGCCTTGTTCAGGCGAGCGGCCCTCTTGGTGGATGCGGTCTGCGCGCCCGGCGTGCCAACCACGAGCGACAGGCGCTCCGGCTGCTCGAACTCGACCTTCGTGTTCGCCTCACGGATCGTGTTGTCCGAGACTTCCTGCGGCAGATCCGGCAACTCGACGCCGACGCGGTAGCCGACGTCGTAGTCCGTCCTGAACAACGCGTCCGTTCCTGGCGCCACCGAGAACTCGACGGCCGTCGGGGTCGCACCCTCGACAAGGCGCTCGGTGAGCGCGTCGGTGATCTCGGAGACGTCGTCCGTCTGCCGTTGGTCGATGAGCACCTCGGTGCGGTCGCCCCACAGGGCGAGAGCGCCGGCGTCGGACAGGCGGGTCGCCTGGCGGGCCGTGAGCTCGCCTGCGGAGAACGCGATGGCGTCCGTGACCTGCGGGTCCTCGATGGTGTAGCTGTAGCCCATGACGTAGCCCGTGGCGCGGGCGACGTCGGAGGAGCCGAACACGACGTCGGTGCTGACGTCCTCGACGTCGTCGATCACCATCAGCAGCCGCGGCGTGCCCGTGGACTCGTCATGGACGATCCGCACCCGCATGCCGCCCGCCTCTGCGAGCTCGGCGACGACGTCGCCCAGCACGTCCATGCGCAGCTTCTTTGTGGTCGTCCCGCCCCGCCCCAGGGACGAGGGCAGCACGAGCGACGAGAGCCGCCGCGAGGCGACCGGAGCGGCTGGCCCCAGGTTGGCCCCCGTGTAGGCCAGGATCAGCGCCTCGCGCGCCCCCGTGCGCACGTCGTGCGAGACGGAGAACGTGGACGGCGTCGAGGTGATCGTCGTGTTCGGGTTCGGGTAGCACAGCCGTGACCAGAGCCGCTGCGTATCCGCGATAAACCCGAGCGTGATGTTGTCCTGCAGCCGGCCGTCGTCGTCATACTCGGCCTTGCGCTCGATGTGCCGCAGCTTCCCCGAGGTGACCTGCTCGCCGTCGCGGTCGAGGATGCAGCCCATCCCGGGCGTGAAGACCGAGAGCTCCGTCGCCGGGCCCGTCAGGACCCAGGTGTCCGGAGGTCCGTAGCGCTCGACCAGGTCCAGCGAAGTCCAGTGCGACAGCGGGTCCAGGGTGCGGCCCAGGTCCGCGTCCCGGGGGTGGATGTCCCAGGTCACCAGAGGCTCCGATGCAGTCCGCGCCACGTCAGCCGCAGCAGTGTGTCCGAGTCAGCGCCGGGGGCGGTCACGTCCACGAGCGTCGTGCCGCGCGAGAACGGGCGCAGCCGCGACCCGCGTGCGAGTAGACCCGCGGCCAGGGCGCCGTTCAGCCGGATGGACTTGTGCCGCGGGTCGGTGACGATCCGCAGCACGTCACCCTCCGGGACGCCGTCGGGCACCTCGATCCGCAACCCGTTCTCCCCGGTGATGAGCACCGACTCGGCGGGCCCGGTGATCTCGATGACCGGGTACACCGGCACGGACGAGAACATCTCCACCGGCGTGGCCTCACCTGCGATCGTGGACGACGCCAGCCGGCGCGTACCCCACGGCCGATCGGTTCCCGTCGTGGAAGACAGGAACGGGTGCGACACCGTCCCGAGCTGGAAGGGGATCGTGCGGTCCTCCCGGTCCGCCGCGTACGGCATCGGGGCCAGAAGGTCCAGGACCGCCCGGTCGACGCCGTAGTGCTCAAGGTCGTCACCTTCCAGCCCTGAGCGGTACCCGAGGCTGAGCTGCCGTACGCCGCTGCTGCTCGAGCACACGAGCCGGAAGTTGCCGTCCGGCGTCATGCCGTGCGTCGGGTCCGTCAGGTCCCGCAGGCGCTGCACGACGCTCCACAGGTCGGCCTGCTCGTCCGCGAGGAACGCCAGCGGCATGGCGATGGGCCGGTCCCGCTCGATGACGTCCACGATGCGCGACCCGGCGACGCCCGGCGTGCCCTCGGTGGCGAGGTCCGTCGGTGCGACGCCGAGGCCGAGCATCCCGCGCTGCGCGATCATCGCCGAGAAGCCCTCGAGCGGGATCGGCATCACGACCTCGCCGTCCCACGACTCGAACCACAGTTCGCGCGAGTCGTACGGCGGCGCGACGACTGTCGGTGGCGCCGCGTTGACGGAGGCGAGGATGAAGAACGTCATGCCGGCGCCCCCACATCGTGCAGATCGGCAAGGTCCAGGGCGAACAGCACGTCGCGCGTGGAGACGCGGGTCGTGTTGATCGTGATGCGCGGCGCCGGGCGCTGGGTCAGGCCAGCCTTGAGCGCGCGGGACTCGTCCGGCGTGAGCACCGCCTCGGGCTTCCCCGAGAGGTTCACGCCGACGCCACCGCTCGGCATCCACCCGCCCTGGTCATAGAGCTTCGGCAGCACGCCACCGTTCGCCATGGCCCAGTGCACGTGGTCGAAATGGTCACTGCGGGTCGGCTCCCCGAACAGGGTCTGGCGGCCGTTGTAGAGCTGGCGCCCGCCGGCGGGCGAGTAGATGAGCTCGCTCGAGTTCGGGAAGTTCTTCGCGATCCAGTTGAAGATCGCCATGGACGGCGACACGTCGATCGCGCGCCCCTGCCCGTGGTACGACGGCGTCCCCACCGCGGTGATGGCACCGGGGCGGAACGCGCTGTTCAGGCTCGCCCCAGGGAACGCGCCCGACACGATGCGCCACATGTTCTGCCAGCCCATGGCGCCGGCCGGAGACCCGCCAGAGGGCGCCACCGAGGACACCAGCCCCTTCACCTTCTCGATGAGCGAGTCCACGGCCTGCTTCGGGAGTTGCGCCGCGATCTTGCCGATCGAGCCACCGCCGATGTTGCCGAGAACGCTCTTCATCGGATTGGTGATCATGCTCGTCAGCGCGCCCACCGGGTTGGAGAGAACCTTCGCGACCGACGCGGCCTTCGCCTTCGCCGAGTCCCACAGGTCCCCGGCCCAGCCCCACACGCCGCCGTCGGCGAACTGCGTCAGGCCATAGCCGAACCGGCTGGCGACGTCCGCGAGGATCGCCGTCGACCGGCCGCGCTTGCCTGGGGCGAGCGGGATGTATGCCTCGCCGCCCGTCTCCGGCTCCGCCCACAGGCGCATGGCGCCAGCGCGCGCGATTTGCGCGGTGTGGTTCTCCACGCCACCGTTCGCGTATGCGATCGGCCTCACCGTCGGCAGCGCCAGGTCCAGGCCGACCGACTTCGCGATCTTGTCCCACGTGGCCTTAATGCCCTTGGTGTAGACGGTCTCGATCAAAAAGTTGATCGGCTCCGCGGCGGCCCGCTTGATGCCGTTCCAGGCGGCGGCAATGATCCGCTTCGTCGACTCGAACAGCTTCCCGATCGCATCGACACCCTTACGCATCGGCGCGAACGCCTTGTCCCTGATCCAAGACCAGGCGGCTGACGCCGCGGTCTTGATCCCGTTCCAGACCGGTGTGATGACCCGCAGGTGCACCCACTGGAATGCCTGGCCAACCGCGGTCCACGCTGCCTTGAGCGGGATGAACACCGCCGCGTTGAGGAATCCCCAGGCCGCTCGCGCGACGGCCTTTATGCCGGCCCACATCGGGTCGAGCACAGTGCGCTTGATGATCGCCATCCCGAGCAGCAGCGCCCGCCAGCCGATCTGCATCGGCGTGAAGACCTTGTCGCGAATCCAGCTCCACGCCATACCGATGAGCACACGCATCGCCGCGAACAGCGGTGCACCCGTCTTCGACCAGACGAGCTGGATGCCGCGCCACATCAGGCTGAACGCCGCCGCGAAGGTCACGAAGATGACCCGGATGACTGTCCAGGCGACCTGGATCGCTGTCTGGATGCCATTCCAGACAGGCCGGATCACGTTTTCGTACAGCCACCGCGCTCCGGCACCGATCGCCGTCCATGCCGCCTGCAGCGCAGGCCATGCGGTCCCGGTGATCCAGTCGACCGTCGCGCCGATCGCGATCTTGATGCCAGCCCAGACCGCGTCGATCACGCGGCGCACGGTCTCGTTGTTCTGGTACAGCCAGACGAGGGCGCCGACGAGGGCGCCGATCGCGATCACCACTAGGCCGATGGGGTTTGCCGCAAGCGCGGCATTCATGGCCCACTGCGCTGCCGTCGCTAGCATCATCGGGACGCGCGTAGCGATGACTGCGGCGTTCATCACCAGCCACGCCCCGGCCATGCCAGCGACCACCGCAGCGACCAGCTGCACCGTGGCCTTGTTCTCCTGCAGCCAGGTCGTCGCCGAGCGGACCGTGGCGCCGACAGTCGTCAGCACGCGGGTCAGGCCGGAGCCTGAGGTCTCGCCTTGCTGGAACCCCTGGTACATCGCGATCAGGCCGTCCGAGACGAACACCTGAGCGCGCCGCGTGAGGCTCGTCCACATCGTGCCGAGGTTCGAGTTCAGGGTCTTGCCCATGTCCGCCGCCGCGCCCGAGACGTCGCCGAGGCTCGTCTTCGTGCTCGTCAGCCCGGCCAGGAACTGTGGGATCTCGTTCGTGCCGAGGTCCTCCAGCGGCGTGCCGAACAGCGCGATTGCCGCCTCGGCCTGCTTGCCCGGGTCCTTGATGCCCTTGAGTCCGTCGATGATCGTCGTGAACGCCGCGCGGGCGGTGTCGCCGCCGGCCAGCAGGTCGTTCGTCATCGTCTTCGTGTTCAGGCCGAGCGATTCGTACGCGTCGTCCGTCGCCTTCGACATGTCGGTCGACCGGATCGTGAACTCCTTGATGGCGTCACCCATCTTGTCCACGCCGTACTGGCCGTCCTCCGTCGCCGAGACCAGCAGCCCGAGCGACTGCGCACCCGTGAAGCCGAGGTCGGCAAAGAACTGGCTGTACTCCTGCGTGGCGTCCATGACCTCGCCACGCAGCGCCTTCGGGACGCGCTGCAGCGACGCCGTGATGAGGTCGCTCGCCTGCACCGCATCCTTCGCGAGACCGTTCTTCATCAGGATGCCGACGTTGGTCGCGGCCGACTCAACGTCCACCTCGAACGCAGATGCGATGTCCAGGACGGACGCCGTCACCTTCTCCAGGCGCTTCGGGGTTGCCTTGCTCATGCCGTCGATCGACGAGATGACCTGCTCGACGGCGTCCGTCGTCTCGGCCATCGACTCGCCATACGCTCCCGCGTAGAGCTTGCCGGCCACCTTCCCGGCCTTCGCGGACTGCTTCTCCGACAGACCCAGCGAGGCCGCGGTCTTGTCACCCAGCTTCTCCCGCTCGATCGCGTCGCCGACACCCTTGGCGATGGCCTGGCCGGCGCGTGCCGCAAGCTCGACGGCCGCAGTGCCGACTGCAGCACCGATGCCAGCGCTCATGCCAACACCGAGCGAGGTGCCAGCGCGGTCGGCCGCTCGCTTCACGTCCGGGCTGTTCAGCCCCTTGTCGACCTCCTTGCCAGCGCCACGCAGGGACGGGAGCAGTGAGACGTACGCAGCGGCGAGCTCGGCCATGACGCCTCCTCAGGGGTGAACTTCGGCAGATTCGTGTCACGATCCGAGGACGGGCGGCTCTACTACTGGGACAGCACCGGGAGGATGAGGCCATGACCAGCACCGCACAGGGCTACGGCGTCGAGGCGACGCTTACCCCGGAAGCACTGACCATCCGCGCCACCTCACGGGCAGGACGCGCCTCCGTGTTCGGTCCCGACCCGCGCGACGAAGTGACGATCCAGCTGCAGGAGATCGCCAGCGCCCGGCACATCGCGCCACCCAAGGTGCTGCTCGGTGCGGTCAACGGCGTCCTCGTCGTACGCACCGTGGACGGCACGCGGTACCAGCTGAACTACCGGGCCAGGAAGAACCGCGACTTCGGCCCGCTCGCCGAGGCGGTGGTCGCTGCGGTCACGCCTGCCCAGTCCGTCTGAGGTACGCCTGAGCACGGCGCGACAGCTCGCGCTGCTCGGCCTGCAGCTCATGCACGGACCGCGGGGGCTCGATCGGCTCGGGCCGGTTGCGGCCGTCCTTGCCGTCCTTCGTCTTCTGCCACGCCAGGACCCGCAGGTCGAACTCGGCACGTGCGAGCAGGTGCTCCTGGTCGGTCCACGCCATGGGTCCACCGGTGGCGCGGTAGAGCGCGCATCCCTGTGGCAGCCAGCGCACCAGGTCGGCAAGTTCCACGATGCCCATGTCCGGGTCGCGCAGGTCCACGGCGTACTCAGCACGCAGTGACGCGCGCAACGCGGCCTCGAACTCCATCGCGCCGAACAGCGCCGGGAGCGTCTCAGGCAGTGCGGCGAACAGCTGCTCCACTGCGGCGGTCACGGCCGAGCGTCGGATGCGGTGGGTGCGCGGGTCACGCTGCGCCTCGATGAGGCTACTCACCTGCGAGTCCCCGAGCAGTGTCCGGAGCGCCGCGGTGGTGTCCTCGCGGACCTGCCGGGCGAACGGGACGGCGTCGCGCCCGCCGGGCAGGTCCACCTCGAGGATCAGGTCGCCGAGCACCACCACTTCGTGCTGCCAGTGCAGCCGCGTGGTGGCCTCGACGTCCATGTCACTCCTCGTCGTTGTCGACACCGAGACGCAGGATGTAGAGCACGGTGTTCAGGTAGTCCACCGCGGGGACGACCTTCACGCGCTCGTTCTCGCCGCGGAGGCCGTTCATGACGGTGCGCCAGCCGGACTCGCCGGCCAGGCGCCGCAGCACCTCCGGGAAGTGCACGAGCATGCCCGTTCGGGACCCGCGGGAGTGTGCGTCGTCCAGCTGGGCAACGGCGGCCAGGAGCTCGAAGTCGTCGTTCGCGTCGTCGGGCACCTCGATCGTGAACCCGTCGAGCGTGATGCGGGTGACGCCGTCCTCGCGGACGACCACCGCGGTCTCGGCGCGGGCGGCGATCTGCTGCTCCTCCGTGAGCTCCTCGGGCACCTTCGGCTTGCGGTCCTCGGGCTTCTTCGCAGTGGCGGGGATGACGGTCGTCGTGCCCTTGCTGGGCGGGCGGCGCGTGGTGGTCATCGGGCTTCCTCCACGACCTTGACGACGCTCGCCCAGTGGCCCGAAGCGAAGGCCGCGACGGACTCCCCGCGAGTGCGCAGGCTCAGGCCGCCGTCCTCTTCCTGCAGGAAGGTGCCAGCCTCGATCTCGTGGTCGAATCCTTCGTGCGTGGTGACGAGGTACTTGCTCATGGTGATGCTCCTTCGGCGATCGGCGATGGGTCGGCGATGGGTGGAACACCTCCCGGCGGCTCGCCGAAACCGCCGGGAGGTGGCTTGGATCAGGGAGCGACGGCGGCGGCCGGGTCGTTCGTGATGATGTCGTAGGACCCGATGATCTCGACGTTGAACGTGTAGCCCGTGATGTCCGAGTTGGCGTGCGTGAACTCGGCCCGCTCGCCGATCTCCCCGCGGGGGATCACGTAGCGGTAGTGGATGTCCGTGTTGTCCTTGTCGTACAGGTCCAGCACGAACGCCCGCGCCTCGACCTGCCGGCCCGGCGACGCGTTCATGGTCGTCACGCCCGTGGCGGTCGCCGCCGAGGTGATGTTGTGCTGCAGCCCCAGCGTCAGCGCCGTGGTCTCCAGGCACTGGAACTGGAACGTCAGGTCCGACTCCGTGATGGTCGTCCGAACCACGCGGCCACCCTGGTGACCGCGGAGCTTCTCCACGGAGTCCGACGGGGTGAACGGGATTCCGTCCGTGTGGAGCCAGCCCACGTCCAGGAGCGCCGGGTCTACGGCGCCCAGCGCCGTCGGCAGCGTCGAGCCGAGCGGGCCGAGCTGGACCTTGTCGTCGTCGGACCCGAAGATCCGTGCGTTCGCGGCATCGAGAGTCATGTCACTTCACCTTTCCGTCGGCCGACGGCGCCGGCTTCGTCTCTTCGGCGTCGCGGGCGCGGCCCAGGAAGACGAGGGAGTTCCTCGTCGCCCGGTCGACCTCGACCACGTCGCCCTGCTTGTACTGCTTCCCGCCGACCTCGGTCGGGAGAGCGAGGGTGACCTTCATGTCGTCCTCCTGGGTTACGCCGCCGGCAGCTGCCGGCCACGGATCATGAGCTCAGCCGTGAGGTACTGCGCCGGGCGAGCCGACTCCTCCGTGACCGAGAAGGGCAGCGTCGGGTTCGAGACCCGGACTGCCGGGGAACGCCAGGCACCCACGAGTGCCCCGACGAGGTTGGCGAGATCCGAGGTGGTGGCCTCGTCCTCGGCCCAGATGCGGACACCGATGCGGGCTGTAGCACGCACGTCCGGGGTCCGAGGGCCGCCGTCGTACCGCACGACCACAAGGCGCTTGGAGGCGGGCCACGGCGTGCCGCCGACCCGCTCGTCCGGCACCTTGTTGCGCACGGCCACGTTCGACGCGTACGCCTCGGGGCGTGCCTGCAGCGCCGGCGCCATGTAGCCGATGAACTCGGCCTCGACGTCGACGTGGATGATGGCGACCATGTCAGCCGCCCTCCGCGCCCAGCGCGCGGACCATCACGCCGTCACGCGCCTCGACGAGATGGGCGTGCGGGGCCGACGAGCCGACCCGCACAACTGCGCGGTCAGTCGTGTCGTCCCGCACACCGATGTCGTCGCGGTACCGCCCCGTGTCCACCGGTGCGATGGACCGGGCGCGCGCAGCAACCGCTTCCGCACGCTGGCGGAGGAGCGCCCGGACCTCGGGCGACTTGAGCAGCTCGGCCGCGCCGCGCTTGTTGATCTTGATCTGCGTCACCGGCTTCGCCACGGTCAGCCCTCCGCCTTCTTGAGCTCGACCACGAGGCCGCCCAGGGTGGACCCGAACGGCGACTTCCAGTCGGCCGGTCTGCCCTCGATCCGGTACTCGACGCCACGCACCACGACCAGGTCCGACGCGGTCAAGTCCGGCCACGTCTTGAAGAAGTAGAGCTTCGGCGTCGTGACCGTCTGCTCGCGGCCGACCTCGACCGGCTCGCGAGAGCCGCCCGGGTCGAACGCCGCGCGCTCCTCCAGGTCCGTGTCGACGAGCCCATAGACCGGGCTGTTGTAGCGGTCGACGCCTGTCTGCTCATGGCGCCGGCGCGTGACCGGCTCGCCGACGAACTGGGCCATCAGGCGTCCTCGAAGATGGGCGCTCCTGCGATGTCGACACCGCACGAGCAGTAGGTCGCGCCGAACATGAGTGCGCACCATGGCAGGTGCACGCCGACATCGGTGGGCGCTGTGTCCAGCGTGAACGCCTTGCCCTTCTCGCCGGACGAGCAGATGCCCTGCAGCTGCTCGATCTCCGACGGCCAGAACATCGACTTGCGCGTCGGTGTGAACGTGGCCTGAGCGCCGAACGGCCCGAGTTGCTCCTGCGTGGTCTGGGTCGCCCCGGAGCCGGCGTCCTCCCAGCGCAGGATCGCGCCGCGCAGGATCGCCTTCACGGCGGCCAGCTTCGCCAGTCGCAGCGCCTCAGCCTCCGGCGTTTCGCCTTCGGGGGCCGTGGTGAGGCCTGGCAGGCAGGGGGCGGCGAGGATGGCCATGGACTCGGCATCCGCGATCATCGCGGCAGCCTTCGCCGCGTCGATAGTCGCGAACGGCACCAGGTCCGCGGGGGTGATGAACGGCATCCTCACCGCCTCCTGTCACTCGTTGCTGGAAGCGGTGACGTCGTCGGCCTCGAGGACCGACACCAGGTCCGGCTTGTTGCCGGTCTTGGCGAGCACGGCGTCTCCCTCGCGACCTTCGTTGCGGGCATCGATCTCCGCGACGAGGTCCGCCTTGGACATCGCCGCATAGCCCTCGGGGGCCGTCTCCTCTCGCTTGGGCAGGTGGTACCCGCCCGAGGCGATCAGGCGATCGACCTTCTCGTCCGCGACGCTCACCTGAACGCCGCTCATGGTCACCAGGCGTGCCATGGTGGTCTCCTGTTCTGTAGGGGGTCCCGAACGTCAGACGTTCGCGACCGCGTCCTTCACGGTGGCGAAGCCATCCAGGTCCATGACGCCCCAGCCGTAGACGACCTCCAGGCGGAGGGCGACCTGGTTCTTGCGCTTGAGGTCGCCCTGGCCGTCCGGGTCGCCGTACTTGATCAGCTCGACCGGAACCACCTTCTGGACACCCCTCCGGAGCAGGGACCAGTCGCCCACGATCGCCTTGACGTTCGTGTTGGCGGAGGCCTCCGGGGTGCCGGACACCGTCGACGAGGTCGACGCGCGCAGGCCCTCGAACGAGGACACGTCCACGCCGAAGCCGAGCTCGGGGTACTTCTTGCGCCCGTCCGCGTAGCGCGACGTCGCCACGGTCCACGCGTACGTGGGGTCGAACGCGATGCCGTTGGGGACGTACCCGTCGGAGATCACCAGGCCCGCGGCGGCCTCCATCACCGTGTCCGGCGTGGTGAGGGTCGCGGTCGTGATCTCCACCGAGTTCGTGGTGGTCGCGATTCGGTCGCCGGCGACGATCGAAGCGATCGCCAGACCGGTCGAGGGGTTGATGCCGTGGAACACGCCCAGGTCGAGCGCACGGGACAGCGCCACGCCGCCCTCGTCCGCGAGGGTCTGGAGGATGCCGAGCTGGTAGTCCTCGTCGGCCCACTGGACCTCCTCGTTGAACCGCTGCGTGACCTGCACCTTGTGCGGGGTCACAACCTTGGTTCCGAAGGTGGCGTTGGTGCTGGCCTTGTCCGCGCCCTCACCGACGTACTCGGCGCGGGGCCGGCCCGTCAGGGTCATGTGCGTGACCTCGCCGAACTTCTGCGGCTCGGCACCCGAGAGGGCGACGACGGCAGAACCGGAAATGGCCTTCTTGAACATGCCGTCGGCGATGTTCTTCGGGAGGGTGATGTTGCTGGTAGCGAGAACGGCCATGGCCGCGCTCCTCTCTGTGTCTACTCGCCGGCGCCAAAGAGCTGGCCGACGACCTCGCGGCCCTCGTCACTCTTCGCGTCAGCGGGGGTACGCCCCTGCATCGGGGCACGGTTGCCGTTCTTCTTCCGGTCGTCCTCGGCGCGGCCGACCAGACGCGTGACCTGCTTCATCAGCAGGTCCGGTTCGTTGGCCGTGAGGAACAGCTCGGCGTCGTCGTCGCTGATCTTGTGCAGCGACACGAGGTGCGTCTTGAGCTCGGCGGCGACCTTCGCGGGAACCGCAGCGGCCTCGGCCTCAGCCTTGGCGATGCGGCCTGCGGCCTTTTCGGCCTCGGTCTTGCCTGACTCCTCGATCTCGGCGAGCCGCTTGGCAGCAGCCGAGTTCTCCTTGGCGCGAGCCTCGTTCTTCTTGCTGAGCGTCTTCCACTTCTCGACCTCTGCAGCCAGGTCCGGCGCCTCCGTTTCGGTGGCCTCGGTCTCGCTCGTCTCGGTCTCGGTGGCCTCAGATGCAGCCTCGGACATGGGTGTTCTCCGTTTCGGAAGGATCGGCAACCGTTTCGGTGCCGCACCCCGCGCTGGGCGGGGAAATCTCAGGCGTACTCGTCGACCGCGCGCCGGATCAGGGCGTTGTGCTCGTCGATGCGCCGCTGCGCGTCCTTGTTGCCGTTCGCCGCCGCCTGGCGCAGGCCCGACATGCGAGCGCTCGCCTCGTAGGCAAAGACGTCCACCTCGGGCGCGCTCTGGTCCCACGACGGGACCGCCGCGCAGTTGCAGTCACCGTGAGAGGCGAAGAACGCCGACGACTCCTTGTAGACCGCGCCGCGCTGGGCCAGCATCCGGCAGAACCGGCACGAGCCGGATCGCGTGACGCGCTTCCAGCCCGACGCACGCGGGTCGCGGTCGGTGGCGGCGGTGATCGTCTCCCGGCCGGCGGCCAGGGCGTACTTCCCGGCCGACGCCGTCAGGGCCACCAGCGCGTCGACCGGAGACTCCGTGAACAGAGCACCGGCCGCTCGCCGCACCAAACCCTCGGTGGCATCCTCGTACGGCGAGTCCTGCGTCTCGGCGCGGAACCGGCCGGGCATGCCCTCGGCGTCCCGCATCTCGTCGTACCAGTCCGCGGCGAACGACGCTGCCACCTCGCCGTACTGCGAGACCAGCAGCGGGACGAACTCCAGGAGCTGGTCACGGGCCGACTCCGGCCGGTCCAGGTTCAGCGAGGTGAAGAACGCGGTCAGGTCCCGCTCAACCAAGGCCCGGACACCGATCAGTGCCTGCCGGAGCTCGGCCTCGTCGACGGCCGAGACCACGAGCTACGCACCTTCCAGCGCGCTGGCGTCGGCCTCAGGGAGACGAAGCGAAGTGGGCACGGCACCGGTGAACGCCAGACCGGCAAGACCCACTCGCTGCGCAGCGTCCTCAGGAGCCACGCCCGCGCGGATGAGAACGCCCATCGCGTCCGCCTTGGCCTTCGTGTCGGCCGCGTTCGCGACGGTGGTGAGGTTCGACATGGCCCCCGCGATCCGCGTGCGACGGCGCTCGGCCATCACGCGCTTGATCTGCTGCGGATCGAGGCCCAGGAGCTCCAGGCCGACCTCGGTCTGGGCTAGCTCGGGGACTGCTGCGATCTGCTTCGAGCCGGCGTCGGCCATCGCCGCACGCGACAGGTAGCGCGGGTTGCGCCACTGGGTGCCGATCGTGCGGTACTCCTCTGGGACCTCGGTGTGCCCGTTCTGCATCGCCAGAGCGATCCGCAGCACGTACTTGAGGTTCGGGGACCACTCGTCTGTCGCGCCCTCGGCTTCCGCGATGAGCTCGTATTGCGACGAGTCGTACGCCTCGGCCGACGTCGGGTTCGCGAAGTCGGTGATCGCCAGCGACGAGTCAGGAAGCGACGCCTCTCGGGCGAACAGTTTCGCGTACATGTTGACCGTGGCCAGGTGCGGCTCAGGGGATGACGCGTCGAACTTCTCGACGGCGGCGCGTGCGAGCTGTGGCGCGTCCGACTCGAGCACGTCGACGTCGTCCGGGATGCCCCGCCAGCGTCCGAGCATCGCCTGCAGCTGCGCCCTGTACGAGCCATCTTCGTTCTTGAACACAGATTCGTCGGCGCCCAGGATCAGGAACTCCGGGAAGGAGTAGATGTCCATATGGCCCTCGAGCCGCACGAGCTCGCGCGTCGCCGCCATCTGGAAGCCGCGCAGAGGGCGCGAGATCCGAGATCGGCCGAACGCCCGCTTGAGGCGCGGCTTGTAGGGCAGGGGGGCAGCAGGGACTCCGAAGGTGTGCTCAGAGACCGTCGATGTCCACTTCCCGTTCTCCAGCACGCCCGTCACCGTGCGCCCGTCGAGGTACAGCGTCAGTGCAGTCGGTCCGCCCTCGTCCCGGTCGTGCACCCAGACCATGTTGTCCAGGCCGCGCCGGCGCGTGTTCCAGTCGCCCGTGGCATCTGACGCGTCCGCGAAGTGCACCAGGGCGTCCGGCTCGTCGGTGTCGCCGCGGGACGCCACGACGAACGACGTCGCGTGGATCAGCGACGACGTGACGCCCTGGTCAACCTCGGACGAGAGGCGGTTGTCCTCCCAGAGCCGGTCGACACCGAGGTCGGACAGGTTGCCGTCAGCCCAGGTCAGGCCGTCCAGGTTGCAGCGCCGCGCGAGCCCGTCGACCGCCTTCTGGGACCAGCCCAGCACGAGGCCGAGCTTGTAATACTGCCCCGGCACAACCCCGCCATGCGCCTGGCGCAGACGCTCCTCGGCGTCGTACAGCCGATCCATGAGCAGGTTGAACAGGGCCTTCTCGTCGAGCACCTTCAGCAGGCGGTTGAGCGTGGCGTTGTCGTCGTCGGACAGGTCGGGCAGGGTCACACTCCGCGTCGTAACGCTCACACGCCTGCCCTCCTTCGTCCGTTGCCCATCTGGCGTCCTGTGGAACCGCCAGCTCGCCCTTGACCGGCCAGCGGCTTCTTGCCTGTCGTTGCGCCGTACACCGCCAGGGCGGCGGATTCGACCGGAGTCACGTCACCGTCCGGCGTGGCCGGCGTGAATCCCCAGCCTCCGGACTGTCCGATGTCACGCTTCGCGCCGAGGCCGACCGAGAGGGTCAGGCCCGGCTGCCCGATGTGCGTCAGCGTCCGCTCGTTCACGTGCCGCACGAACGTCACGTTCGCCGCGATCGCCTTGTCGACCGGCAACACGAGGATGCGAGAAGCGGGTACGCGGCGAGCTCGCAGCAGATTCACCAGGTCGATCGACCCGGCCTTGCCGTCGATCACGATCAGCGACGTCGCGCGCCATCGGGCCGCCAGCCAGTCGGCCAGTGGCGTCAGGCCCTGGCCCATCGGCGTCGGCGGGAACGCCTCGACATGCACGCCGTCGTCGTGCGCCAGTGCCGCGGAGACCCCGTAGCGCGAGCCGTCCACCGAGAACTTGACGCCGAATGCAACGTTGCCCTCGCTGGGCACCTGCGCGGGCGAGATGACCAGCGGGTCCCACTGGCCAGCCGAGATGACCGGCGGCAGGATGCCTGTCTCGTCCCAGATGCCGTAGCCCTCACGCCAGAACGACTCCGGCCCGAGGTTCTTCCACATGCGCAGGATCGCCGTCTTCGGCGTGTGGTCCGGAAAGCTTGGGTTGGCCTTGGCGACCTGGTCCCAGTCCAGCCGATCGCGAGGTGTTGCGGCACCGTCGGCACTGAACTCGACGTACAGCATGTCGTCCGCGTCGCCAGACAGGGCCTCGGTCCGCTTGCGCGTGAACACCTCGCCGTTGTCCGTCGGCCGCGGGGGCGTCCCCACGATGAAAAACAGCGGATTCTTCGCGCGGTTCTGCGTCGGCAGCATGTCGTCCAGCGCCGTCTCGCCGAGCCGCTGGCCCTCGTCGAACACGAGCACGTCGATGCCCGCCATGCCGAGGCCGAAGCCGTAGTCGCGGGCGCCGAACAGGATGCGCGAGCCGTTGG